TTTGGTCGGTGGCTTTTTAACAAGAAGCAGGAAAAGAAAGCTGCTAAGATCAAAAAACATAAGGAGCAATAGGTGAATGGCTACTAGCTCTAACGCCAGACTTCAGGAAATCATCAACGCATATATCGAAAAAGACGGTAATGCTGTTGTTGATACCACCGTTGTAGCCTCTCACCTGGCTCAGATGAAGTTGTTCGGCATCCGTCAGGGTGTTGAGTTTTTCCCTGGTCAAGATAACTTTGGCAACCAGCGCAAAGATTTTATCGACCGGGTAATCAAGTACAACCAGCTGGATACACGCCTGGATTCCATCTGGGATTACTTCCTGTGTGATGGTAAAGGCTTGTTCTATATCAGGCCAACCAAGCAGAATTACAGACTTTATTACTTCCGGGAGCACGAGTACCGCACGTTCTACAACGTGGACGGCGAGTTGGAAGAAGTCATCATCATCTACAGCTACAAGGTTCGCCGTGGATTTGGTTTCGGTGACAACATCAATGTCACCAACGTAACCGGTAATGCAATTACCGCCGACCAGGGCGCCAAACGTTATATCAAACTTTCGATTAAAGCCAAGGAAATCGAGGAAACACACTCAGAAGGCGAGATGTCTTTTGAGATGCCCTCCTTTGCGTCTCCTGGCAAAACCAAAACTTTTAAAAATTCCCTCGGTTTTATTCCGTGTGTTGAGATCTTCAATAACCCCAAGGGATTTTCAATGGAAGGTTTTGGCGAATTTGACGCCTTAGCCAACCATATCGTCACGCATGACGAGCTGGTCCGCACCATGCGGAAGAACGTTACTTTCTTTGGTAATCCCACCCTTCTTTCATCTCGTCCCAAGACGGATTTGATGGAGGCCGGCACTGATGGAAACGTTCAGCGTCCATCGATTGCCGCTAACTCAGGCTTTGGCAGCTTGAGTGCGTACAGCAGATCTACCTTCAAACAAGATCCGATTACCCGTGGAGTTGATGGTCAGATTCGTGTTCCACGGGTGATTGCAAACCTGGAGCCCAATGACCGTGTCGGCTATATCGTCCCTGATGCTATCACCGGAGATCAAAACGCTTTTGCTCGCCAATATCGGGAAGAAATTCGTACTGCTCTTGGCGGCGTGGATGAGCTGTCGATTTCTGCTGGTGTTACTGCTACTGAATACAAATCCCTATTTGGGCGGGTCGCTGCGACATCTAAGAAAAAAGCGAATGCCATTTATACCCACGGCATCTGTCGTTGCCTGGAACTAATTATCTTCCAAGAGGAACGAATGTTCCGGGAAACTTTGGCCGCAGCCGCTGGCATCGAAAAACCAGTGGAACCGTCTGAAGGTGCTGCTCAGGAAGAACTTGATTTGTATGAAGCTGCTTTAGAAGGCTTTAATAATCAAATCAAACAATTAATGATGGCATCTGTTCAAACCCAGCAAATTCCTCCGGGAGTTACTGGTTTGATCCCAGATGGAGACGTAACCATGCTTTGGCGTTGGTTAGGTCCTGTTTACGAAGATTCGACGCAAGATATTCTGAACAACTCCATTGTTGTTCGAAATTTGCAAGAATTAGGTGTTGATAGCATTGAAGCACTGAAATACCTCTTTCCGTCAAAAACGGATGAGGAACGGGCCGAGATGTTATCTGGGTTCCCGTTCAGGATGGTGAACGAATTACAGAGTGCATACTCTCAGTTCGCTCGCTTAGTGGGGGGCATGATGCAGACCCCTCACCCGCAATCACCGGATCTACCGATGGCTGCGGATCCCAGACTGGATTTAACTCCATATCTGTATCGAACCCTCGAGGCCTTACAAAAGGAGATGAGTTATGCAGGACGCTACCGTCCAATCGATCCCACAGACGAGCCAACCGTCGCCCGCAGCGGTAGCTCCAAGCAGCTACGTGGTGGCAGCACCACAGGTGCAATCGGCGCCGGTGCCGTACCAGGTGGGTACCAGCTTCCCCCAAGCAGTGCCCCAGGGGAGCCCCAGCTACCAATCCGCCCCGTCTCAGTACGCCCCCCAATCCCCATCGGTCCAGGGGGTGGAATCGACCTCCAATCCGTGGGAATCGGCGTTCAACAAGGTGGTGAACCTTCTGAGCGCACCAGTTCAATCCCCGTTCCAGGGTCAACAGTCGGCACCGACGACCTATACCCCGGCCAACTACGGGTTGACCAGCCCCCAAGCTACGCCACAATCGGCTCCGCCGACCTCATATCCCAGCCAGGCATCCTCGCCCAGCTATTCCCAAACCTCCTCGACTCCATCCTTGGAGCAAATCGCGGATTACGTGGGGATGAGTCAGGACAGCCGTCAGGTGATGGACGCGTTCGGGATCGAAGCTCCGGCAATCCTGAACAACTACGCTCTCCAGCTGGAAACAATGCTGGACAGCGCCGTCGCGTGGGGAAATCGCGCAAGTGAAACGATTCAGAACTACGCGCAGTTCGCAGTAAACGAGCATCAAGAAAATCTCGCTTACAACGAAATCCTGACCAACCCCGACGTTCTCAGTGATTACACGCTGAAGTTCTTCGGTCCGGAAGGTCCCTATCCCGTTTATGAAAACGAGGCCCAATTGGAAACCCCTGGTTACCCCACTCAGCAGATCATGCAGCCTGAACTGGGCCAAATGCCCGCTCCTCCTGCAGCCGCTGCTCCTCAGCAACCCGGTAACTTCTGGGGCGACTTCAACGACATGATGGCTCGTGATCCCCAGAATGCCTGGCGCGTTCTGAACCAGGCTCAGCCTCAAGTTGTTGCGAACAAACTGTTCGTAATGGAGTGATAGTTAGCCGGTGATTAAATAAATTACCGGCTGCTAAAATTTGTGTTAGATAAGACATATAAATGTCTGAATCTTTCACCCGATAAACTACCTTCCTGAGACTCTGGAGGATAACACAAAGTGTTCATTGATAACGATTTTCCAAAAATCTTAGGTGCGGAACTTTATCGTCCGCACCCTGCCTATATTGCCGAAATGGCTGTGGAGCCTGTGGTTGTCCACGACTTCACCCGTCAGCCTGGTCAAACCGTTCAGCTGGACCGCTATAAGTTCTGGGGTACCCCTGGTACTAAGGACAGCCGTGAGCGCGTGTCCGACCAGACCATCGGTACTGCCAACAGCCGGAACATCACGAAGGAGAAGGTCCTGGTGGTGCTCAAAGAGTACACCGGTCCTGCAGATCCGGGTGATCCGACTCAGCCCAGCACCTTCAAGATTGCTCGTGAAACCCTGATTACCGCCCAGCGTCTGCTGCTGGACACCGGTAACCTGAACATGTTCCACCAGAGCATCGGTTCGCTGACCCTGCTCGACGACTACCGCCGCTGGCGCGACCGCGTGTTCATTGATGAACTCGCCAAAGCCGAAGCCAACGGTGCCGCTTCTACCACCCAGGGTGGCTACTACTTCCCTGGTGGCAAGACCAAGAACTCTTCCGGTCAAATCACCTACAGCAGCGCTGAGTACACCGCTGATCTCCAGCAGTTCTCGGTTCGCACTGACCTGCTGACCATTGTTAAGGACCTGCGCAAGCGCAACGTTCCGACTTTCTCTGACGGTCTGTATCGTTGCATCTGCGATCCCACCTTCATGATGCATCTGCGTCGTGATCCTGACTTCCGTGAGATCGCTCGTTACGCTGGTAACCCTGGCCAAGGCATGTACATGGGCAACCCCATGATGCCTAACAACGCCAGCTTCTACATGGGTCCCCAAGCTGGTCAGGGATACTTCCTGGCTGGTGAGCCCGTGATGCCTACTGGCGTCCAGTTCGAAGGTGTGAAGTTCTTCGAGTCGACCAACTTCCCGACCAAGAATGTTTCGGCTTCCTTCACGGGTGCTGCCCCTTATGCCAACCAAGAGGTTGCTCAGGGTTACTTCTTCGGTCCTCAGGCTGTTGGCGTGGGTATCGGCGGCCCGAACGCCCAGGTGCTCATCAACAACAACGACGACTTCAGCCGTTTCATCATCCTGATCTGGCAACTGTACGCTGGCTTCGAAATCCTGAACAAGGACTTCGTCACCACTGCTTACAGCTTCGTGTCCGATGATGGCACTGTCTGATAATTAAGCAACATACAAAACATAGGGAAAGATAAATGACCTATTTGTCCGCTAAGAAAATCTACCCAGGTAACTGGGCAGAACCCCTGAACGGTTGGTACAAGAACATTGATACCAACGACGACGGCACCAACAATGCCTCGAAGGGTGGTCCTACTTCGGTGCTGGCCATTCCTGGCTATCGCTATTTTCAGCAGCGCGGTTACCACGCTGTCTCCAGTGCCTCTGGTACTGCCATCACCGCTACTGGCGACGTGATCGTTCCTTCCCCTTACCGG